CCTTGAAGCTCCTCAATCTGGCGCTTTTGAAATGCTTGGGCAAAATTGTTTTTGTAAGTTGCGGCGTTGCTTTCAAGCTCAATGCGCGCTTCTAGCGCTGCCTCAGGAGAATACTCCTCAAGCGCAGAAGTGTAGCCCAGCACTACGTCGTTAATCTGCTGGTCAAGCTCTTCAAACGAAGTGTTGTTTTGCTCGGCGTCTAGCACTAGCTGGTTCATTGAAGCCTTGGCCATTGAGCCAATGCGCACCGTTGCAATGCGATTGCCTACTTCATAGACAGTTTCTTCAACCAAGTCTTGCGGGCCACCCTGTTCTACAATTTCTTGGATAGCAGGGACTGCGCCTTTTTCCTGAATAATCTCAGCGGCGCGTGTTTTTGATTCTGCTTGGTACTGCTCCTGCGCCTCTGAAAAAGCAAACCGCGACACCCTGTCCATGGCTTGCGAAAAACTTTGCGCAGAGCGCGCAGCCTCTTGTGCCGCCACTGGCCGAATGTTCGGAATATTGGCAACTCGGCCCGCTCTTGATCGCCTAAATCTTTCAATAGCCATTATTTATCCCTTACGACGCAAAGATTTGCGAGAAGCCTCCGGCTTGGTCTACCTGAAAGCTCATGCTGCCTAATGTCCCAACTGCTCCAATGTAGCCCTGTCGCTTGGCCTGTGATGCAGCGGAGTTGTATTGAGCTGCCTGTTGCACGCCGGCCTCGGCTGCAAGAATGGCGTTCTCTCTAGTTGCTCCAAACTCTTCTCGGCCAACACGCATAGCGTAACGCTCAAACGAGGCGGGGGTGCCGCTTGTTGGGTTTAGCCCTGCGGCAGATGCACGCGCCCTAGTTGCAGATACGTTTTGACGCAAGCGCCGCAATGTCTGCAAACCTTCCTGCTTATACTCAAGCGCTTTTTGTTTGCCCTGAATCTCTGCTTGCTTAGCTTGCGCTTCGTATGCTTTTGCCTGGGCTTTGCCAGCTTGAATCTGACCAACCGCGCTCAACGCTGAGCCGGCTACTGCCATTGCCATTTTTAATGCCATGCTACTGCCCCGTCGATAGTTTGTAGTCCAGCGCCAATACGTTCATCGGCAGCGGGACTGATTGAGTAATTCTAATCTTCCCTTCATTAACAAATCCAAGTAACGGCCCAGAAGTTTTTAACCCCGTAAAAGGCTGTATTGGAATGTCTAAATTATTGTTCCCAAACTCGCGAAACGCAACTTGTTCGCCGTTGATTGTTACTGCCGACGATTCAAAATGCTCGCTGTTAACTTCGAGTATGCGTTTTTTAAATCCACGAATTGCGCCTGAGCGTAGCTGCGGCTCTGCCGGTAGCGTCTCAGCAATAGGCGTAAAGTTTAGCCCAACCTGATAAGACTCTGTGGCCTCGCGGTCTAAAGTAATTTCTCCCGAGCTAACTGTTTTGTCTGCCTCAACAATCCCGTCGCGGATTGCTTTGATAGATTCGCCTTCTAAAAATGATAGGCCAGTTACAGTCGTTGCACTTGTGCCGTCTTTGGCGCAATCAAGCGTTAAGCTGCTGTCAAAAATCTCAACATAGTAACGGTCTGTTCCGTCGATGTTTCGTTTTACGATTGCGTAGGTATCAGAAATGTCTACGCCAATCCCCACAAACTCGCCGTCTGTTACCCATTGGGTCGCAGCAACAAGCTCTTGTGAGCGCAAAAGCGTGTAACAAGCAATAGACCCATCATCAGAGTTAACTACTAATAGACGGTTGCCCTCGTCGGTAGAGGTTGCGTTGCGAACAGCCATATCTGAAGGCGAGCGCAGCAGATGCGATGAGAGCAACGAAATCTTTGTAGAGACGTAACCATTAACCGAGTCGCTAAAAATAAACTCAGCGAGCGCTTTGCCCTGTCTCTGAACGAATACGGTGGCACCATCCACGTTAACCACGCGAATGCCAGGCCGCGAACCGTTAGAAGTCTGCTCCTGCACAGCCAAAGTTGATGGCGTGATTGGGTCGCCAAGCGTCTGCGGTATAAAAAACTCTGCGCCTGTTGTGAAAATCTGTAGGTTACGACCGGCGTACAGGTCTACGATTGCGTTAAACCGCCCGGTGTCTAGCGTTGCCTCTAGTGCTGCATCGTCTAATGACTCGCCTGGGTCAAAGTTAAAGAAGTCTGCAACACGGCTACCCCATAACGTAGAGGGTCGAGAGCTGGCGCCGCCAAAGTACAAACGCCCCTCATAAAACGTTGCCGACCGTGGCCAGCCTCGTGTGTTTGACCAAGTGTCTTCGTAACCTTCTTCAAGCTCCCAATTACCAGAATCAACTTGTGAATCATCAAACAGCGGAATTTCTGCATAGGCTTTTACTGTCGTCGAGTTAACAAACTCAACCACGCGAAGCCGGCCCTGCGGGATAATGTTGATATATTGATCTAAATAACCAGAATTAAAAACACCTGAAGACGCGGTGACGGTAATGTTTCCGTCTGGCTGGTCAAATGTCAGGTTAGCCCCTGGGTTGCTAACAGAAAGCGTGTAGGCAAACTTAGGTATAAAACTAAAATCAAGGTCAGATATTGACCACGAAGAATCTGTTGCGCCGCGCACAATGCGCTGTGGCTGCATAGTTTCTTGGCAAACAATCAGCGTGTCAGCAGACTGCGCCCAGCACATAGTTGGGATAACAGAGTCAGTAATGTTCGGTACTGACAGAAAATCGTTGCCGCTGCCGTTAATGTCTGTGATTTGGATACCGTCTTTAAACACAAACATTTTTTCGTCAACAAAAATCAGCATGTAGCTGTCGTTAACCGAAAACTCAAACTGCACCGTGCGCACCGCGTCACCTGCGGCGGCTGGTAACTCAGCAATAAAACGGGTTCCATCACGGCGTTGGATGCCGCCCTGAGGCTGCACCACAATGTTTTGCGCTGTTTCTAGGCCGTTGTAGTATTGGCGCAGATCAATCCGCGCGCGCAGCTTAGGGTCAAGCTCACCTGAAGTAAAGTTGGTCTGCACACGGATTATGCGGCTCATCCGCGCACCGCAATCAGCGGGAAGTCCTCGATGCGCTCAGCGTGTTTGCTGCCACCGTCAATATTCATGGCCACCCGCATGTAGCCACCGCGACGGTTTTCGCTTGGGGTTCCGTAAGCCTTCTGCTCGAAATACTGCGCCTTAGTTAGCTGATCGGTAACTGCCTCAGCAATCTCTGCTGACATGGCGTACTTGAGCAGCTGCACAAAGTATGTAGGCAGTAAAGCCTCGTTAGGCGAAAACTGGTAGTCAACCCAAATCTCTTCCTCGCTCGTCTGTAGCTGCGAGCCAATAATCTCCCATCCGTGAGAGATAGGGCGAATGCCTGGGTTGCTTGAGTTAAACACGGCCTTAACACCTGCAAGGGTGTCGCCGGGCAACTGGTATAGATATTTCCATTCGCTCACAGGCGTCTCTGTTAGCCGGGCGAGTTGGACTTTTTTGATCGACCACGACCAAGGGTAGGCCGAGATAATAGAATCTTTTAGATCATCGTAAATGCGGTCGCAAATCTGCGCTGCATCAGTGCCTTCTGAAAACGACGAAAGAGGCGAAGCCCCTAGTAGAATTAGTGCATCCGAACAAATGGATAGCTTAGTGTCGCCAGAAGCCATGATTCACCTCAAAGAATTGGCCCCCCGAAGGGGGCCGATTCGTTTAGTCGCTGTCGGTAGCGGTGACGGTCAAGCCGTCAGTCACGTCAACAACGCCACTGGCATTGCTTGCAACATACACCAGCGCAACACCACCTGAATGGGCAACGAAGATTAGGTCGTTAACCTCAAGCGTGTCGGCCAGGCTGTTGAAGTACCCAGCGGTATTTACGTCAGCAATAGCATCGGTGGTTGCATAAGTGTAGAGCGCCGGGGCGTTACCACGCTTAGATGCACCAATGTTTGCCCATCCGTCTGTACTAAAAGCCATCGTTCATTACTCCTTACGATTCGCGGCAAGTGATTTTAACGATGCCTTCATCGTCAATCGCAACAGCACCAGCCGAGAACATTGACGCCACCAAGAAGGAAGTCTTCTCAGCAATGTAATCAACGCGGGAGGTCTGGTTCATGCCGATGCCAAGGCCAACGGCGTCACGATGGAACGCATAGAGCGTGCGATCGCTTGAACCATCAACCGGAAGGCCGCCTTCGTCACGATCACCAAAGGTGATGAAACGGAAGCCCATGAACGTGTTGATCTCACCAGTAACCAGCGCGCGGACGGTGTTGAAGTCAGCCGAAGTAACTTCGGTCTCACCAAGCAACGACTGCAAGCTGTTTGCGTGTAGCAGCAGGTTACGACCTTCCATCGGCACGTTGTTTGTGTCGAGGAGGTTTTTGGTCTCGCGCAGCTTCTCAATGTTGAGGTTGCTGTCGGTGCCGCCGATGTCGTTGCTGACCGTAGCAGTCGTGCCGGATGCGTCGAGCGCGTCCAAGCAGACCTGATCCATACGACGTGCGATGGCGCCTGAGACAACCTGAACAAGCTCTTGGCGCTCGTTAAAGTTGACCTTCTGCTGGTTGAAAATATCCGAATACTCGGCTGCGATGTAGTCTTCCATCGTCGCAGTAACCTGCGAGTAGGAAACGTTCAGCGGAGTAACGTCGGTCTGAGGCACGCGCAAAGTAGCGGAACCTTTACCAATCTTCGGGAAGCGGACGGTTGAGCCTTCGACCCCAGTTCGCTCGCGGGTAACACCGGCCAGGAGACGCTGTCCCTGGTACGCCTGTTTTACCTCTGAGTCGAAGAGGGTAACAAAGGCATTTGAAATCTGTACTGCCATTGTACTTTCTCCAAGTTTACTAATTAAGGGTAAAACCTGTGACGGTTGTCCAGTGCGGGCCGTTGTAATCAGGTCGCCGGCTCACGAATGTGAGTTATCGGTTAACACGAATATAACAGATTTTTAGAAAAGAAAAAGGGGCCGAAGCCCCTTTTGTTAAGCCTCTCCGAAATGTTCCATAAACTTACGCTCAACTTTTTGTGTGTAAGCCATGTCTTTTCCGTATCGAGGGTCACCAACCATTGCATCAAGATCGGCTCGGGTTTCACCTGCGCCTTCTTGAATTGCAGCGTCAGGAATAGCCTGTTCGCCATACGACTGGCGAATCTTATTTAACGCAACAATAAAGTTAGCGTTGTCTGCTTTTGATGCAATCGCATCAACTTCTTCGTGGGATAACGCACCTGAGTTTCCAAGTTTGGTTAGCCACTGGTTAAGACCGTTAATTACTTTTTCGCTGTTGCGTCCAAGTTTGTGCATTTCAGCTTCTTTGTCGGCTTCAGTCTTATCCATAAGCTCGCCAACATGGTTCATATACATTTGCGTAATTTGATCGAATTGGTCTTGGCTCAATCCGTTTTCTTTCGCAAATCCTTTAAACTCACCCAAAAGCTCGTCGTCTTCTGTAACGCCGTGGTCAGCCAGATTAGAAATGTCATACTTACCATCTGCTGGCGCTTTATGCTTTCCAGACGACATTTTTGAGCGCAGCTCCTGATATGACTTAGCCAAGTTTTCTAAGTCAGGGCCGTTTTCTTCGTCCCAAAACTGCTCTGGCATCCACTCAGGCCGATCGCCCCATTCAATCTTGTCGTCTTCAACCGGCTTTTCTTCGGTCTGGGCTAAATGGTTAATCGGGTCTTCTGTAGTTTCTTCCTGATCGCCATTTAAATCTGGCGACAAAAGTCCAGTAGATTCTTTCGTTTCAACTTCCGAGCTTTCTTCGGTAGTTGCTTCATTGTTTTCTTCATCAATCATTGGTTACGACCTCTTTCTATACGACGTGTGATCTCGCGCACAATGCTGTTTTGGCCTTCGCGTGCAAACCCATGGGATGGGTCTTCACCCGGATACCAAGACGGCTGATCTAGCGTCATTGATTTAAGATAGTCCAAGACCTCGGCCCCGGCTTCCGTGGAGAAACAACGAACAAACATTAAGTCTAATTCGTCATGCGCTACTTTGTTTTGCGTTAGCTGCTCATTGTCAGCCGGACGCAAAGATTCCCAACCTTCCATTGTTAGCCCCCTGCTTGCTCGTTACCTTGTTGCATTGATTGCATTGCCTGTTGCTGCTCTCTCATTTCCTGAATCATCTGCTCTTTTTCTTCCGCAGTTGTCAGTAGTGATTGAGGCACGCCCATCTTCACAGCAATGTAGTTAATCATTTCCTCTTGGTTAATGGCCATCTGTCCTACCTGGCCGAACTGCGCAGCAACTTGCCCAAACTGTAGAACCTTCTCAAGATCGTCTAGGTTTTGAGCCTGTGCTAGCGGCGATGTTGGAGCAATCTTTACTTCCATGCCGTCTACGCTCAGCGGCAGGTCAATAAGGTTTTGCTCGTTCATAACGTACAAAACGCGCCGAACAATAGGCGTTAGCACTTCGGTAATCATTCGGCCATAGGCAGAGCCTAAGTTTTGCGACAGCTCTTTCATGCGCTGCACAATCTCGGTCGCTGATCGAGCCGACATGTTGTCAGGCGGCAGCGAGTCATCAAACAGCATCCGTTTAACAGAACCTACCAAGTCGTTAATAACTAGCTGCGAAGTGTTAAAGTCTGACGCTGATTGCAGTGGGCGCAGCGATTCACCCTGCGGGCCGCCGTTGCGTGCTACAGGAATGATGGCGCCAGGCACAATGCGGATTGACTGCGGGTTGAGAACACCGTCATCGGCTGCGGTGTACACACCAGACACAGCGATTGAGGCATTTTTTAGCACCAGCTCTTTAACTTTGTTGAGCGTCTTAATGTCAGGCAGCGCAGTGACCAATGGGCCACGGCCATAAACCTCGCCCGGAACTTTCATAAAACGCGCCACAACCCAAGGCGAAACTTCCATAGTGCGGTACACCAGCTCGTCTGCCATCTCGTCTTTAGACCAGATTAGGTGGTAGCAATAAATTTCTTCTGAAATGTTGTAGACCGTTGCCTCGGTTAGCTCGACTTCTTCGTCGGGGCTGCGGTCAATGATCTGCTGTAGCTTTTCAGGAATCTTGGCGTCTGGCCACTGGCGCTGAATGGCCTCACACCGAATGCGCATCTTGCGGTAGACGTTATCGACTGTGCCGTGCGGCCCTTCTTCAAGCGACACCAGATACTGAGGCACTGGCACAAAACGCACAGGCGATTCGTCGTCGCCAGGCTGGATAAGCATGACGGCTGTGCCAACGCACAAGTCCAGCAAAAACTCTGACATTGCCAAGTCAAAGTTAGTCTGACGAATAACGTCAAACATTTGATCGGTATAAACCTCTAGGGCTTCACGAATCTCGTCTTTGCGATCGTCTGGTATTCGCGTACCTGGCGTTAAGTTGCACCACGAGCGGTAGGGTGGGAACAGCGCGGACTGAATGCGGTTAGCAAAACGCTGGGTTGAGTTAACAGCCGTAGCGTCAAATACCCGCCCCATCTTGTTTTGGCCGGGCGTCTTGCCTTCGTAATAACCGTCGTACAAGTTACGTTGCGGCAAAGCAAATTCGTAGCACTCTTCGTAAATAGTGCGCCACTCTTCTTTGCGAGCTTCTGCTTTGTTTTTCCGCTTAATAATTTCTTCTGGCTTAATGCGTGCCATATCAGTCGTCCTTTTTATGCTTCTTCGCAAAAGCTCTTGCTTCAGCAGGAGAAGAAAAGCCCCAGCGTTTTAACGCCAGCGCATATCGAGTTGGCTCACCCTTGTCGTTTTTCATTTTGGCATCCATGCCAGCAAAACGAGCAGCGAAAGATACACGGCGCGGATTGTCACCAGAACTTACAGGCCGCTTTAAATCACCGCCGTCTTTTTTCTCAAAGTGTTTGCGGCCAGCTTCCGTAAGACCGCCCTTTTTGCTTTTGTGTTCTTTACGCATTCCGGTACTTCTTAGTTTTTTTGGCTATCTTTTTAGGCTGCGGGACTGTAGAGCCGGTGCCACCGCCTTTGCGTTTTGCTCGGGTAGTGGCCGCGTATTCTTTATCAGAAAGATTCTCGATTGCTTTCTTCGGAAGATAGCGCTCACCAGTCTCGCTTGATGGCTTACCGCTTTTGGTTTGCCATTTCTGCTTACCCCACTTCAGCAAAGACTTTTGCGGCTTTTTCATGACGTGTAGCCGCCGCCTTTGGCTTTGTACTTCTTAGCCAAGAGCTGCGCCTTTCGAGCAGACCATTTTCCAGCCTCGGTGCCTTGCACGTTCGAGCTTTTAATCTGCTGGAAAAGACGCTTTCGCATCTTTGGCTTGTCGTAGTTGCCAGCCTCGTTGACTTTGCTCTCAGCCATTACTGACCGCTAAGTTTATCTGACAGCCCACCAACGGCATCCTGCCGAGTTGGCGAAAGCAAAGAACGCATCCCGCCGCCACGACGACGCCGTGCGCGCATAGCGCCAGCTTCTTCGCGTGCTGAGCGAGTTGGCTTTTCTGGCTCAGGTGGTTTCTCTGGCTCAGGTGGTTTTGGTGCTGGTCGTGATGGCCCGCCGCCCATGATTAGTTACCTCCGGTAAGTTTGGTTGGAAGGCCAGACCGTGCGTCTTCACGATCAGGGGAGAGTAGTGATCGAGCGCCGCCGGTGCGACGTGCTTGGCGTTGAGCGCGCAGCTTGCGCTGTTCTTCAGCGGTTTGACGCTTTGTGCGTTCTTCCTGCTTTTCCTGCATTTCTTCCTGTTTAGAAGTATCAGGCGCAGGTGCGCTGCTTCCGAATAATCCACCCATTAGTAAGTCCTCGCATACATAAAGTAATCGTCGCCTTCGGGGCCGTAGCTCGACATTAAACCTTCTCGTTTAAATCGCAAAAACTCTGCCCAACGAATTGCTGGCTCGTGGTTGACGTTTACCACAATTTGCATTCGCCGTAAATTTAAACGCTCACCAATTTTATCAAAAAAACGACGCGCACCACGACTTAAAAGCGTGCCGTGTTTTAAAGCTACGTCGCTTGGCACAATCCAAGCCTCGTAATTAGTTGGGTATTTGTATTCCATTCCCATAACTAACGCAGCTTCGTATCGGTAATTTAAAGTCCAAGCGCAGCGGTTTTCGCTAACTAGCTGCAATCTTTCCTGTAAGTCAGGCAGAGAATTGAATATTCGCCGGTCAACAGGGTTAGTTACGATTTGATCTATGTGCTTTGGTTTAAACGGCAGCACCACCACACCCGGCACCCCTACCATTCCGTGTATCTCTGATGCGGTTACCATATGCTGAAGTCCGTGTTTGCTTGGAACTGTTGGGGGCCAGCAGCGCCGTATTTGCCGCCGTGGCCTCGGGTCATCGCCCGATGCTCACCGCCACCGAGCATGATGTAGCCAAACGCATCACCAACGTGAGAGTGTTCGTTTTTATTGGGTGCATCGCGGAACCTTTCGGTGCCACCACCAATCGACACCCGCTTGAAGTGATAGCCACCAGCCAGTGATTTGCGCAGACGGTTGCAGTCTTTATGCACTTGCAGCCCTGGTTTGCGCTCGATAAAGCGATTCATCGGCATGGCGCCAGCTTCTCGGCGCACCTGGAAGTCGTTGCTGGCCGTTGGGCGCGCATTAAGTCCCAGCGTTCTCAAATGGTCAAAGGCAGTGACCTCGAATATCTCATCACGCTTGGAGCCGGCGGGGTCGCCCCAGATCAGCACGTCCATGCCTGGGTAATTAACGTTTATCTCGTTAAGCAGTATTAACCCGAACCGCTCAAGGCCCATGTCGTCGGTGACAATCTCTTTGAGTATGTGCCACGCGCCAGCGGCGGTGCGCTGACCAAACACGGCAGCCGGGGTCAAGCCAAAGTCAAGCCCGATATGCAGCGGCAGCTTGGGGTTTACCTCAATCTCATCGGAACTCATCACCGAGTCATCGTACTCAGGCCAGACAGGGCGTCCCTCCTGCACGAAAACGTACTGACCGCCGGCGTAGCACCGAATCCAGTCCAGATTCTTGCCACCGAGCTGCTGATGGTAGTACCCGCCGGGCAGGTTGTTAATGTTCTCCGCGTCTGGGTTTACCTTCCAGAACTTATTGGCAGCCGGCACGGCCTCGGGGTCGTCTCTGCCAGTCTCGATAACACCGCCGGGCTGGCGAAAGAACTCCCACTTGTACTTACCCCGCACCGGCTCCTTCTCAGACAGCCTGTACCACCAGTGGTCATCGTCCATGGGGTTGGTATCCATCCAGATACCACGCCAAGGGCAGCCGCCGTTCGCTTTTGTGGGATAGCGGCCAACACGGTGGGTTAGTCCCTGCACCACAGCCAGCGGCAGCTCGCGCGCCTCGTTCACCCACGCGCCGGTTAACTCCAAAGACAGCAGCTTCCTGACGTCCTTGGGTTGGTCTAGGGCCATGAAGATAACCTCACAGTCAATCCCGGCAGCACCACCTCGCGATGGCAGCTTAATGTGATGGCTAATGGGCGGTGACCAGCGCATTGGCCCCCAAATGTTCTCAGGAAACAGCTCCAGCCAAGTCTTAATCGTCGTTGTCCGCAGCTCAGGGTAGGAGTTACGCACAATCACAAACCGCGAGTACCGAATGCCGTCCTTGGGGCTGGGTGGTTGCTTAACAGCACGCAGCATAATCTCTGCCGCGCAGCCGTATGACTTACCCGAACCCACCGGCCCCATCAGCCCACGCACAAACGAGTCGTCGTGCAGAAAACTCCATGTCGTGGGCGCCCCAGAGAAGTCTAGGTTTAACTTCCCCAGCGCCTCTTCAGCAGACGCCTCAGTCTTCCTTCTCTTCTGGCTCGTCCTGCGGCTCTGATCGCTCGCCTGTTTCGCTCTCGCCATCTTCCTTCACCTCGTAAGTAGCAACCTCCGGCCCCTTCAGGTTTATACCCAAAATACTGGGGCGGGTGTCCGCATCTGCGTTTGCTTCCATTAACCCGTAGTGCTTAGCCAAAATTCTCAGGGCGGCCAGCTTGTCGTGCATCTCAATCTCTATCGAGTTGCCATTCTGCCCAGGCGTGACCTTCACCTTCTTAATCCCCTTCTGGATATGCTGGGGTATCTCAGAGCTTGCCAGCATCGAGATATTCCCCAACCCATCCCAAGTCAGCACGTCCGTCACATTCGACGCGCCAACAGCCTGTAGCTCCTGCTTAACGGCCTCTTTCGCATCTTCCGTACCAAGTGCCAGCGTCTTTCGTGC